CACCAGCACCACCGCCGCCACCCATTCCTGTAGCTCCTGTTGCACCGCCACCGCCACCGCCACCAGCGATGAGAAGGTAATCAACTACTATAGGTGTTGCTGCAGCTTTAGGAGCAAAAACCCCAATTACATTGTTAAGCATTACGAAATAGCTCCAACTACATACCAAGTGTCTGTAGCTACTTTTATACAAGCAGCCATTCTATTTTGAGTAAGAGTAGGTGCTGCGGATACTGCGCCAGCTGAGAGGATTGTTGTTGTGCCTGATGTAACTGCGCTTATTGTGCAAGTTCCTGCGCCCTTATTAAGGATATTAAGAACTGTGCCAATAGGGAAGGCTACGCTGGCATTGGTAGGAATCTTATAGGCGATAGCAGTTGCTTTATTCATGCTATCGAGTACCTGATATGAGTCAGCTAGTACCGCGGTATAGTCAGCAGTGATGTCTGCCTGAACCTCAAAGGTCACTAGACCGTTATACATAGCCGCGGTGAGGATGTCACCTGTTGCTGATGGGAAGCCAGTTGCCATTTATATTCTCCTAGTAAGTCATCGCGCTCACGCCAATTATACCGCGTTCTGCGCTTCCTATAACGAAACCATCGGTTATGGGTTCGAGTGTTGTAACGGTTACATCCATAGAGTTAGGGCTGATTCGCCACGACAAGCCCTGAACCTGCAGAGTCTTAACGATAGTAGAGCCGCCTTCACCTACGTTGGTAATTCTTAGATTCTGGAAATAGTCCAGAGCAATCATCGTGTCGGTTGGTACATCTGGGTCGAGCAGGTCAACCGTCATGGCATCAATACGGATTGTAGTTTCAGCTCTGGTTGCTACATAGGTTCTAGCGATGTTAAGGGCGCTGGCATCTGTATCCACTACTAGATCGGTGGCTGAATACTGGTGAGGGAAGTAGCGCTCTACGCTGGTGGCGTTTTGAGCAAACTGAGCCGTACCGCCTACGCGAGTGATGTTAGCAGTATTGATAATGAGCTTATCGTCAAAGGCATAGACAAGATTCTTATACGGTATGCCTGTAGTCTGATTAAACTCGATAGGAGTACCAGAGATAGATGACACGACTTGGTTGCGTGACTTGAACACGGCAGTACCAGAGCCATCAATATAGAAAGCGCCCTGCTCTGAGAACTCTACATTCTTAAGGGCATTAAGAGATGTGCGAAGGGTAGCTGGGTCTGCTTGGCATAGGCTCTGACCTGTTGCCACCGTACGCATATTGGATGGAAAGCCTACCTGATCTAGTATCTTGCCTATGCGTGTACCTGTGCTCTGCCCTGCTCCTGAGTCGGCTACGGTCTGCACCTGAGCTAAGTTAAATAGCTTGAAAGCATCTGAACAGTAAATGTCAACGTAACCCACTTCCTGACCTTGCGGAAAAGAGTACCTGTATTCCGTGGTGTACCCTGAAAATAGAAAAGCATCTTTAGTGGCAGTCGTAGCTGATATGCGAATCTTGCGTAGCGGTACTAGATAAGGGTAGTAAGGGCTAGAAGTGTTTTGTGGGTTCCATGCGCCATCTGGGTCAAGAACTCGTACGACTGCATCGCCCGCAACATAAGTGTCACTTAGGATATTGCGCCCACGGTTGATGGTGATGTTACGGACATTGGGAGTTAGATCAACGATAGGGATAGGAATTGTAGAAGCAGCTAACTGGCTAACTCCGATGATTCCATACTTATCATCACCGATAGTAAATGGGTAGCCGAATGTAGCGCCTGAGCTAAAGTCAAAGCTGACGGCTATATTGGCTGGTAGGGTCACGAAAAGCTTCCGAGCCTGTTGATGATTGGGTTGTTACCTTGTAGCCCTTGATTCTGTACAACTGATGCAATTTCTCTGCCGTCAATCTGAATCACAATAGGCTGAGATGAACCCATGCCACCATAAAGTCTGCGAGCTTCCTCTGCGGTTCTAGTGCTGGCATTAACTGAACCTAGAGTATTAAAGGCATTAGCTGGCATGGCGTTGCTAGAAGGTACGGATGTGACAGGTGCAGGAGATACCCCACCGCCTGTTGTTGGGATTGTTGATCCAGTTACATTGGCAAGATTCTTTGTAAATGTCTTTAGCCATGTATCCCATGCCTCAAAAGGATTCTTGGCATCTGGAAGGGTGCGCAAAGAGCGAGCTAGTTCACCAGTTGAATCAATTGAGTAAGCAATCTTCTGGGATAGCTTGTCTGCTTCTGCAGTATTGCCTGTGAGCAAAGCTAGTTGAAGCTTGACACGATCCTGTTCTTCCTTAGACAGATTGCCCTTGAGAGCGGCTACAAGTTGAATCTGCTCTAGGTCAAAGAGAGCTGACTGCTTCTTAGCCAGCGCTTGCTTCTTCTGCTCAGCGGCTAATGCCTTCTGTGCTTTAAGTTGTTGAGCCGCTAATCTAGCTCGCTCCTTATCAATCTTAGACTGTCTAGATACATTAAGGTCGAATAGATTGCCACCGCTACCACCACGAAATTCTCGATTAGCTCTAGGGCGAGGGCGTGATTCTGCACCTAGTCTGCTGAGCATACGCAAAGGATTGTAATAAGTTAATTCGTCGAATAACTGACCAAGAGTGCCACCGCCTGTGCCACTTAAATCGTTGAGCTTTCCAATCAAAACTCCAACGCCGCGAATTACATTTGCAGTATTTTCAGATAGATTACTCATAGCATCAGCTACATCTTGGACTTCACCATCTTTACCACCTGCTAGCACTAGCGCATCGACTAGACCTTTGCCGATAACTTCTTGAGCATTACCAGCCGCTACGGTAAGCACCTGTAACTTGCCAGCATAAGTATCTAAGAAAGCTGCATTAGAGCCTGAGAACTGCTTTGTAAGCCTTGCCTGTACCTCTGTAAAGCTGACAGTCTTGAGCTCTGCTTGAGTCAGCCCTAAGTTATATCTGCGAAGTCCTCTAGTGTTACCTACATAGGCATTGGCTAAATCCTTAGCTACGGTAGTAAGCTCGATGCCTGTACCGCGTGAGGTTTCAAGTGCTATGCCAAGTATTCTCTGCGAATCAGTTAGTGATCCAGTTGTAGTTAAAAGGGCTTGAAAAGCAGGTCGGAGCATATCGTCAGCTACGGCAGATGAGCTCTCTAGCTTGCGGATGTATTCATCAATCTCAGGCTGAGCAAAGGCTAGACCGAGATTCTTAACTGATGTAGCTAAACGAGTAGCAGCTGCTTCATCTTCTACGAAAGCCTTGAGAGATGCCTTGCCGAACGCCACAACCTTAGTGACGGCAAAGACTCCAGCAATCTGCTTGCCTAGCTTATTGACTGCCTTATCTAAAGCGCTGACTGACTTCCCAGCTTGGTCGAAGGCTTTCTTACCCTTAAATTCTGTTGCAATATCAATCGAGATTAGGCTCATGCTTTGCTCCTTGCGTTTAGCTTCTTAGCAGATGCTTCGATGGCTTTGATTACATTACCGCGAGCTTTGCCTTCATCTTCTGCGTAGGCTCTAAATAGGGCTCTACCAGTCATTCCTTTGTTCTTGCCTTTAAGCTGACCGTCAAGTTTAGGGGTAAAGTTGCCTTCAATCCCAGATGTACGACCAGCCCACTCATAAATGATTGCGCCGATGTTCTTGCTATTGATAGAAGCTAAAGATACGAAGCCATTACGGTTGGGCTTGCTAGGGCTTGTCTTGTATCCGATAGCTCGTCTAGCGGTAGTCTGATCATAGAATCGTGTTGACCAGCGACCCTTTGCATTAGGGCGCTTAAGCCATCCGCTAGGCACATCAGCATTAGAAGGCATGAACCCTCTAGCGTTTCTTACGACAGGCTTAAGGAAGCTTGCAATCTGCTTTGTAGTTTCTTTAGCAAGGTCAGGCTCGAACTGCTTGAGAGCTTTGCGCAAATTAAGTGCGCCCTTTAGCTCTGTTGCCATTCTCCCGCTCCTTTGCCAAGTCCTGTAATACTGCTATGTGTGCCTTGAAAGCCATCGGTGACAGATTGACTATCGACTCAAACGGAACCCCGTACTCATACGACAACCTTGCGGCGGTATAAGTGACGGAGTTCCGATCTAGTCTAAAGGGTCAGAGTCTAGGACTTCGACCGCCTTTAGCGTTTCAAGGAACTTCTCACCGAATGGCGGTACGGTTTCGCCACTCCTTCTAATAGATTCCCAGCAGAGCCAGTAAATATCTGACTGCTTCTGATCCTCTAGTAAGGCTTTGTGAAAGCCCTTCTTGGCATACAGCTCGAAGGCGTATTCAATCAGCGGAGTAATTTCATACTCTGTTACTGAGTTGTCTGCCCTTGTTACCTTTAGCTTTGCCATTCTTTTGCCCCTTTGTTTAGATTACGCGGTTGTTACTGCAATAACGCCTGATACGTTCCAAGTTACTGACTGTGTTGAAATATCGCCAACTGCACCATTGATTGGTGTGATGTTGTTGACTAGGCAAGTCATTGTGTAAAGTGGGTTAGTCGGTGATGTAGCGGCTGATGTCTGCTTAACTGTGACTGTGGTGTTTGTTCCCAATGTTGCGTTAAGTGTCTGCAATGTCTTAGAAGTTGCCTCGTCATTGAAGAAGTCGATTGTAATTGATGATGCCTCTAGACCCTTGATAAACTTGTGTCCTGAGTCGCCCATAGCTGTAACTTCGAGCTCGTCAAAT